CTGAGATTCGGGGCTTAATTGCTTATATGCAATATAGTTAAAGTTTAAAACTTCAGAACAGGCTAATAGCATGGAATGCTGATACATTACTTTTCATTTCATTTCATGGATAAAAGTTAAAACCTTTAAAGTCATTAAGGATGACAAGTTTTACTTGCAAAGCAAGCCAGTAAGCGTTAATGATTTAATAACTAACTCATGCTGAAGATGGTTGGCTATGGAATCAATTAATTATTATAAAGATAACTTTAACGGATTTATTAAAGGATACGTAACTATCAATGGTGAGAATTACGTCTCAGAATTAACTATAAATGATAATGGGATTAAGATTCGGCTTCTCGAATTTGAAACCAAATCCACTCAATCATCTCCTGAAATTATTTCATTGCGTTCTGTTGTTTTTCAAAGAGGCGTTGATTATTATCTTCTATTCCGCTTGGAATTAGATGAAACTTCATTTATGACAATCGGAGCTGAGGAGGTTTTTAGAGACCATGTATTCTCAGCCCAAGGGTTTATATATTCACAAACCCAATTAAATCAAGAGGAGCTATTTACCAGTATAAGTGTGTATGGGGATGGTATAACAAAGTGGTCGGGTAACACCCGCAAGTTAAACAAAATAATGGAGGGTGCCCTTAGCAATAAACATCCTCTTACTGAGGATTGCCTTGAATTTCAAAAAAACATCACCAGCGTTGGGATTATTAGTTTATCTTATTCATATAGGTACGGAGGATTAGAAGGCCTACATACTGTTGGGATAAATGTTAAACCGCGCATAACTATTACCTTTGAGGAACCTGTCACCTTTAATGGTTTAATTGATCATTATATTGATTTGTACATGATATTAAGGTTTTTTATTGGTAATCCACTGATGATTTCAGATGTTAAAATTCAGAGTATTTCTTCTTATCGTAGGGACCATGCTCAACTCTACATTGCAGAAAAAAAAGAAGATAAAAAAAACCTCAACAATGGTTTACTTTTACCATATTCTTCCTTTTACCGTGATGACAGTGAGGATGATTTTTCGATTTCAGTTTGGGAAAACTATTACAACCCGGACAATCGAGAGGTTAAAGAGTTAATTAAAAAGTATGTGACATACACTATGGTTAAAAATAATGAAGAAAAGTTCTTAGGGTTTTATAGAATAATTGAGGCAATGACATTAAAAAAATCTTGCTACTTTGATGAAGAACAATTGTCAAACCTACTAAAAAGAGCGCAACGCTTATTGGCAAAGTATTTCCCTAATACTTCTCTTAGCGATTTTGTCAGAGCAATAAAGACATCAAATAAAAGTAAAAGCAATACTGAACGTTGTATTCATAATTTTATAAAAAGCCTTTCTGATACTCTTGTCGAAAAATTAAAACTTAAAGAAATAAAGATTAATGAAATATGTGCATCGCGAAACAAGATTATACACCAACCATTGTTCTCAGAAACACCTGGGAAAATTTATAAGCATATGCAAAACATTGAGTTACTCATAAAACTAGCCATGCTAATTAGACTCGGGGTTACAACAAAAAAGATAGAAGATAGTATTAATTATTATCCATGAAGAATGATTTAACTCTCACCAACAAACTTACTAGAAGTAAGCTTGTTGGTGAGCCTACGCAAAAAACACTCAATAGTTATTCTATTCATATCCGGATCCCATGGCATACATGGTTGTCCCATTAATGCATTCAAAGGGACTTGGCAAGCTTATGCTCAATTGTTCACTCTACACCTCATAAGCGCAACGCTATACGCATTTACAAGAAACATCAAAACACAAAACAACTCCTGATATTGCTACGTATTTCAACATGTTCATGGCTCTGCACCTCGCCGCGCGCAATGTTACCCGCCTGCCCGCTTCTGACTTCGCTAACTGTTTTTAATGCATGAATCAGAGCGTCGCCAAGCGCATCCTGAGGGGCGATCAGGCATTTTTTGATCCTTTCGGGATCATGCAAATGCATGCAGTCTATGCATGCATTGCCCTACCCCGCTTAAATCCACGTCATTTAATCTGCAACGCTCAATGATAAATGTCAGTTTTCTTTGTTAACCCAACATCAGCAGAGCCTAGCTTTTCCATTGCCTGATCAGCCAACTCAGCAATCCAGATCACCGCGACCTCTCTTTCGCTATGACGACACTCAACTGCTGATGTCAGCCTGGCAATCAATGCAATACGTTCTAATAACTCTGCTGCGTTCAAAAAATCCATCAAAAACACCCTCCCATGAATACTGTGTTTATGTACAGCACTATAGATTATTACAGAATAATTTCCATATTTTTCTGTCAGTTATTCATGAGGGGTATGTAATCCCTATGTGTAGGTTTACACCAAGCCGCAACCACTCAAATTTTATACATCAGCTACCAGTGGGATACCGGAAAAATATCCAAAATGTAGCCCATACGTATAGCCAGCTAATCCAACGATAGTAATTAGTTCAGCTTGATGACCTACTAATCTGTAGGGCATCCCTGCGCCAAAAGCGGACATGACAAATATTTCAATGTATTGACAAAATTGGGGGAAGATACTTGGCACATAGTAATGACTCAAAAGCGCATCATAAATACGCTTTTGGTTTTAGGAAGGCACTAGTTACTTGAGCTTGCCATCAAGCTTTTCTGACAGCCGTTTTTTAACGTTAAGATTTCTCAAGTCGATTATAAAATTCACGCTAGATGCTATTACTGCATAGATGCAAAATAATTGTGCATAAGTGAGGGCCAATAAAAACCATAAACCAACACCTGTAAAAAATGATTCATATTGTGTAAAAACACTCATCTTCGTGATAAAAGTCTTTGCTGCGACACCAAGCAATAAAAAAACCAAAATCAACGCTGAAGAAATAACTATACCGACTAATAGTCTAACTCTCTTTAGGTCATCATCAGAGAAAATCGCTGCCACCTTTGAGGGCTGGACTATTCTCAACACAGCATTTGGGTAAACATAAGCAATCCAGATACCCATTATTGTAAAAATCATTGCAGACGTATTTTGTAAGATGGAAATTAGTGGTTCTACATCCTTAAATGCAATATCCAGCCTAAAGCTGTAACTTAGATAAGTTACAGCCACTACCACTACCGCATGCCAAAACCAAAGCCAAAAAATAGCCTTATTACTACTCATGGTAATTCCCGAATGGCTGGGGATTCAACAGCCTCTTCTGACCCTACTCCAAATGGTGCAAGCAAGCCATCGCGCTTGAACTGTAGGGCAGTAAACAGTCGTTGAGCGGTGTAATGGCCTGTTTCATCAACACCACCGCCCGTTGTATCATCAATCGGTAGGACATTTTTTACAACAAAGCTATTCAGCCAGCAAATTCCACCAACACCTTCTTTTTTAAAACCAATATTACGCCAACCGTCTAAACCACCATTATAATCCTCAGCATATTGGTCAAAAATTCGCTGCAATTCTGCTGCTGTTGGTTTTGCTTCAATATTTACCTCAACTTTACGACTATCCTTTGTAACTTCAGCAGATACAAAAGGGAGTCTTCCGAATAACCGTGTCCAGTCAGGTTGGTTTGCTTCTCTTGCTGTAATCACCTCACGCTTAACAAAATGCGTTATATCACGAGCGATAGCTCCCAGATCAGCCTGTGTCGTTATTTTTGTGTATTGCTTTGAGCTGATGCGAAACCACAGATTCCCTGTTTCGGCTTCACCCTGCGCAGGGAAAGTTACTGTTGTGTAGGCACCCGTCCGCCCCTCTTTAACTTCACGACACTTTACTCTTAAATCAGCATGTAAGCAGATAAAATCCTTGAAAAATATATTCATCAAATTGGTATCTGCAATTGAGTTAGGGAATCGAATTGATGCGAATAAATTATTCGATGGGACAAACCAATAATAAGATGCTTCACCCCAAATGACACGCTCTCCATCTGCCGTATTATTAGCATCATACAAAGTATTGTCATCGAGTCTGGCATCAGCTTTTATGCCGTAAACACCATCCCCACCTCCTACAGCTCTCCACAGAACCAGAATGTACTCACCAGTTCTTTCATCCTTCTCAATTGCTTTTAGATAAACTTTTTTTCGATGAGAATAACCAGGTGTTTCGTCATCCCATAGAAGCGTGTCTTCTAGTGAGATTCTATCCTGAAACCACTCATGAAGAGATCCAAGAAGGGCATTCATCTCAAGTGGCTCACAATAATCATCATTGCCATAACGATAGAAACCAAGCTGGGTATACTTGAAAAATGTAACAATACCAATGCTCATATAATCATCCCTAAAATATATTTTTTTCAGTATTTCATGAAAATTTTTAAAGATGAAGGAAAAGAGTACGAAGTCATACACAACATGGGAGATAGCCCCCTTTTTGGGCATTCTTCAATTAATTAAATTCAGCCCAATCCTCAACAGTTTCAAAGTGCATTTCTACATCACCAAACCTCATACGAGCACCGCGCGTTAACGCTTCCAGCTCCCAGCGTTCCGCCGCAATGCCGTGTTTTGCTAATTCACTGGATATCATCGGTAACCTGGCACGTTCTGCGGGCGTTAATCTGGCTGACGGGGCGACATCGCGGGCCTTGGTTGGGTCATAACTTCGCTGCGCTCTGTTAATCCGTGGATTTTCTTCACGGATACGCGCCACAATCGCCCTCACGGCGGCTGTGTCGTTCCAGTCAATCGCTGATCCCGTATCGTTTTCGGCGTCTACTGTGTGCGATTCAGGCCGGTTATTTTGGCTTCTCAGCCGATTTGTCCCGGCAGCGCTACCGGCTAACCCACAGTTATTGACAGGACTCCGAGGCGCGGCAGAGCCGCTTTTTAAAGTCAAAGAATTAACGTCAACGGCAGAAGCGACGATCCGCCATTGAGTTGTGCGGGTTTCGTAAACATGAGAATCGCCGAGGTGAGGTGCGAAAATGCCAACAACCTTTTGCACGTCTTCGTCATAAGCGTTCAGCTCATCAGCAACGCGACGCGCTACGCGCACGGTCTGGTCTTCACGCGAAACGTTAGCGCCACCCTGTGCGGCGATATAGGAAGCAAAATCACCGGCATCAGCTGCGGCGCGCACGGCTTCTACTTCGTCGTCAAACGTGTCAGCCAGGCTAATAGACCGAATGCGTCGGCACTCGCGATATGCGCCCATCGTAGGCAGGCCAATCGGATGAAACTGCGGTATACGCCACGTAGCCGCCCAGGCAGTAACAGCGGCAGCGGAGTCGGTAAGCAGTTCACCGGTTTCGTGGTCGCGCTCACCTTCCAGTGCGTAACCGTCGATATTCTTCGCAATGTATTTAGCGATGTAACCCGCCGCGCCGCCACGGTTCATGTGCTTACAGTCAAAGCGATTCTTTACTGCCCCACGTTCATCACCGTCTTCTTTCATGGCACGTTTGCGCATGATATCGATCACGCGCTGACGTTGACGCGGCTTAGTGAAAAGCATCATATGCCAGTGCGGCGTTGCATCATGGTGAGGCTCGACAACGCGCATACCGTAAACCTGTAAGCCGCCGTCTTTGAACGCGGTGCGGATCTTGCTCCAGACACTGCACAGATAGCGCTGTCCATCTTTCGGGGTATAGACTTCTTTGTCCCAGGCGCGATTAAACTGCACCCGTTTATCTTTGTCTTTGCCGACCGTCCGGGTTGGATGAAATTTTGAAGGCGTGGTGATGGTGATAAACATGCCGACGTCACGAGCCTCAGCCGCATAGCCTTCAATCCCGGCGATGGTGCTCATGAGTTCCATACGGCGGATCTCGGGGTTAGAAATGCTGGCCATCACCTTATCGATTAAGCTGAAACGTTCACCGGTTTCGACGTTCTCAATATCGCAACTTTTCAGGTAGTCGAGGTTTGACTGGCGACGCGCTTTGACTTCGCGAATTGCCTGCTTACTGGCATAGGGGGATTTACCGCGATTAACATTGCCGATAGCGATCAGTAGCGCTTCACGCCAGCGGGTGCGCTGGGCCTTTAACTGACGGAACCACCAGTCAGGTTTAACGATACGGGACAGGCTGGCGATAGCTGAACGGGCATCAAGCCGACCTTTGCGGTATTTCCGCCAGTGCATCGGGTAAACATTGAAGGCTCTCGCCATACCTGCCAACTGACCATACAGCTCGGCCTGGGTATCGTTTTCAAACAGCACGGCGCTATCGCCGTCGTTTTCAGCCAGCAGCTCATCACAGCGCGTTTCGTAAATGGCCTTGAGCTGTGCGGCAATGTCCTGCGCCAATATGCGTAAGCCTTTGTCTTTCAGGTTCGGCAAACGGTTGTAGGTATCGGCCTCAGACATAAAACGAAGTGAGGCATTCAGATCCATGGCGTGTGCGGCATTTACGGAATCAACACGCGGCAGGATATTGCGGCCCAGCGTGAAAACGAGGTATTTGTTGGCGGCGTGTAGACCTTTTTCTTTCAGCAGGTATTTATGGCGACCGGTGAAGGTTTCATAGAGATCGTGGGATAGCGTTTTTACTTTCGCTAAAACGGCTTGCCCCTGACGGAATTCGTCACGGGTAAGCGGTCTTTCATACTGCCCGGCAATGGCCGGGCGTGGTGCGTTCCAGGGGTAGGCCCAGTCGGTTACTACTGGCGTTAGTGACATTGGCACAAAGATTCTTCATCACGCATTGGAAAACCAGCCATCAGCAGCGAGTCAACGGCAGGATCGGGCGGCAGATACTGCGGTTTTTGGGGAGTGATTTTGGCGATGATCTCAGGGGCTGATTTTGCGCAGCCAGCAGAAGCACCAACGGAACGCGGCGCATTCAGTTCGGTAATATTGAAAGCGTTGTAAATTGAGCGGGCAGCAGGAACGTCAGCGTTTGATGCAATGACCGGGTAGCTTCGTTCTGACAGGCGCGTGAGAAGCCGGGCAAGGTATTGCTGATCGGCATCATTGAAACCGGCAGTGTGATAATTGGTGAAGTTTTTCTCTTTAGTGCCAGCCAAATATGGAGGATCGCAATACACCACATCGCCGGGGATAACCATGCGCAAGGCTTCTTCGAAGGAACAGCAAACAAACGTGGCGCGCTTTGCTTTCTTAGCGAAGGCGCGGATCTCTTCTTCGGGGAAATATGGCGCTTTGTACTTACCATAGGGAACGTTAAAGCCGCCGGATTGGTTATAACGGCACAGCCCGTTAAAGCAGTGACGGTTCAGATAAAGGAAGCAGGCCGCTCTTTGTACAATGTCAACACAACCAAGATTAAATTCTGCTCGCAATTTATAATATTCACTTTCTGTATTACCAGTAATAAATAACGCTTCGGCCACAGCAATAAATGCGTCAGGTTCACCAGCGATAGTCTGATATAAATTAATTAAATCAGGATTAATATCCGCAACTAAATAAGCTGGGTAATCTGCATTCATCATTACAGCGCAGGATCCCGCAAATGGCTCAACCAGCCGCTCCCCGGCTGGCAGGTGTTGCTTAAGGGTTTCCATGATGCGAGATTTTGAACCCGCCCATTTCAAAATGGTTTTATTTATAGACATAGGAGAATCCGCCCTCGAACAACTGCTTTCCCGAAGACAAACGCCCACCGACAGGCAAGGCTATGGACATCATTATTAATTCGTATGGAAACCCATGCTGATCCTTGATGTCTGACAGGTACACAACATGTGTGACTAATACCAATACTTCTTTACCCGTATAACCTGACGCGCCGCACTCCCTTAAAAGAAGTCTGTCGCCTACGTCGAAACCTCGGTCATCAACTCTCAACTCAGCCTTCTTAATCCCACCAATTACTTGTGCAAACCAATTTGGCGTGATTTTTAGCTTATGAAGCACAGAGTTTTTTGTGTTTATATTCATAGTCGTCCCTTAATCGTAATTACGGTTTTCAGGCCGCTTATGGAAATCTGCGTCGCTAATGTCAGCAGCAAGAAAACCGCTGGCGATAACGGCCAAAACACCCACCAGAACGTAGACAGCAATCATGCGCGCCCCCGATAATGCCGATCTCTTTGTTCCTGCAATTCCTTACAGGTCACACAGAATTCAACACCTGGCAAAGCCGCGCGGCGAGTTTCGGGAATTGGACGGTCACAGTCGATGCAGAACATGGCAGAAACACCCGCAGAAGGTGCGCGGGCGGCTTGGATTTGCGCCTCAAGGATGAGGGCTGCACGCTCTTGTGCATTATCGATAACATCAGCCATGGTTCACCCCCTGATGCTGGAGCTTCGCAATGGCAGCGAATACCAGATCGCTGGCGAGTTTGTATTCATCCCGAAGCGCAGAGGCCGAAGTGATTTCTTTCACCCACGCTGCGCGCTTAACGCAACGATGAATAAACTCTGTCGCAAGACTGAATTTCACCTGATAAACAGCAAGTGTTGGGTAATATTGATTACCTGTTTCTTTACTGGTCTTAATTTCAGCAAGGATAAGATCGCCATCTTTCTTAGGAATGATGGTAAAAGCGTTATTGATATCTACACGATTCGAAATAGCTTCTGACATTTCACGCTTAGAGATTGCCGCTGCCATTTCTGGACTCACGTCTATATTTTTATCCATCAGTGAATCTCCCCGGCTTCATTACGAATGCGCTCTGCTTCAACACGCAGTGCCTCAACCGCTTCGGTGGCTGTCATTTCATGTTTAACAACATAAGAGGCCAGCACCTCAAGACGACTGGAAAAGACTTCCGCATCATTGCGGCGCTGATCGTTACGCGCGTTATTGAGAAGGAGCAGAACGGCGGAGTGTTCGGTGCCAGGTTTTGCATGATCAGCCGTAATAACCGTTGCTTTCTGTTGGTTTAAATTCATGGTGATATTCCTGTTTTTAGGCAAAAGAATGCCCGGCGGGTTTACGCCTATTAATTTCAATTCGGGTTAGTGTTTAATATTTATTCTGCAATCGTCTTCACTGATAAATTTCGGCAGTGATTCCGTTAAACCGAGTAAAGAATTTAGCGCCGCAACTACTTGATGCCTTTCAGTCGGCGTTAATTCTGCAAACTTCATTTCAACATGACGACTTTTCAGGCCAGCGTGAAAGCAGATTGTTTTACGCATATGCAGCGGCTGAGTATCAAATGTTTCCTGCGCTACATTCTTTCTGTAATCAAACATCTCTTTAATTTTTGAAAGATGTTTTTTTCCAATTTGAATATGTTTTTCATTTCCTAAAAACATAAACACCTCAACGAAACAGGCGCTGTAAAAGCGGCGTTGAATTTCTCACGGCCTGCGGGGCAGTGGCTTTTGACAATGAAGGACTCCAGCGCTTTCCGCCTGGCAACTCGATACAACCATGGCCGAAATGGCGGGCTGGTGACTGCTTCTTTAAAAGTGGGGCAATTGAAATAACCATGATCAGACCATCCCGTTCGTGGTGATGCTGGCGATAGCGCCAACGGCGGAAGCAAGTGCCGGGGAAGCTTGAACACGCCCCTGAACTACCAGGCCGATCAGAGATAAATGGCGAATGCCCGCGTTGACGCTTTCCAGTAACGAGTTTTTACGCTGTTGCGTCTGGCGCTCATTAGACACAGCACATGCAGCAATCGAACCGACGGCGGCAGTTGCATGCAACGTATAAGAAGCCAGATTGCTATCGGCGACTTCATTGACCGGCACCGCTGGCATACATTGCAATTGAGCCAGAAGCCCGTCAATTAGCGTCGCGTCTTCGGTCAAATCAGTAAGTGCCAGAAGCTCAGCGCAGGACAATTGATGCTCCTGATCCGGATTGAGTTTGTTCCGCAGGGTTTGCGGGTTAATCCCAAGCTGCGCGCCCAGCTTTGCCATGTTGTGCTTTAGCGCAAAAGCCGCACAAGACTCAGCAAAATAGTTTTGTTTAGAAATTCGATAATCAAACATGTTCACATTTCCCAAATAAGACATGATTAATTAACTGAAAGTGACACTCTGGATTCACTTAAAGCTTGCACAGTTAGGGCCGCCATGTTGATTTCTACCGCTCCGCGCGTTGTTGCCTTCGGCTTGATAGGCAAGCGCCCATCTTCAACCATATGGCGCGCAGTACCGATGGGAGTGCCTGTAATACGGCAATATTCCGCCAGCGGCAGGTAGGGCGTGGGGATGGTAATTGTAATGTTAGGGCGCATGGTGCATCATTCCTAGTTGCTCAATACTACTCTATGCTCATAAATGTTGACCCAATCAACATTCAGGATGTTACGACAGCCTGAAACAACATTGCAAGGATAATGTCGCTTGAAGTTACATATTAATTTGGAAACAGGGGGAAAAGCCGTTATAGAGCGAATTGTGCAGGCGTATGGGTTTACCACCCGCATAGCACTTGCCCAGCATGTCGGCATCACCAGCAGCAGCATGTCCATGCGATATAAACGCGATTTTTTTCCATCCGATCTTGTAGTGCAATGCATGGCTGAAACCGGTGTAAAACTTGAATGGCTGGCATTTGGCACCGGAAAAAAATTCGACGATGGCGCTATTGATGCACTTACTTTTCAGCACGTTAAGCTTGTTGACGGACAACTTTTCGAACTGGGTAACATTTTGTTCGATAAAGCTATCTTCCCCCCAGAATCACCAAAGCCGAAACAGCCCCTAGTGGTTCTCAATAACCAAACTCAATATGTTGTCGAGAAAGACTTCGAAGAAGTCCACGACGGAAAGTGGCTAATAAATCTTGAAGGGAAAGTAACAATTCGTGACTTGACTCGAATCCCGGTGAAAAAAATCAGAGTTAGTGGTATGGGTACATCATTCGACTGCGAGGTTAATGACATCGAAGTGATCGGGAAAGTAATCAGCAAAATCGAAACTCTTTAGTAGGAACCATGGGCGTTAAAAAACTAGCATCAGGTGAGTGGCAGTTAGATTTCTATCCTAACGGGAGAGCTGCTGGAAAACGCCACCGTAAGAAATTCATGACGAAAGGCGAGGCTTTAGCCTTTGAACGCCACAACATTGATCAGGTCGCAGCGAAACCCTGGCTTGGGGTCGGTGAGGATAAACGAACTTTAAAAGACCTCGTAGATCGCTGGTACGACGCCCACGGTGTAACTCTTGATGATGGGAAAAGACGGCAACAGGCGATGTACCATGCTTATGAGTGCATGGGGAAACCACTCGCAACAGAATTCACAGCACAAATGTTTTCTCGCTACCGAGAGAAAAGATTAAAAGGTGAGTTCCCTCGATCTAAGCGCGTTGCAATAGTCAGCCCACGAACAATGAATTTGGAATTAGCTTACCTGCTTGCCTGTTTTAATGAATTGAGCCGCTTGGAAGAATGGAAAGGTGAAAACCCCTTAAAGAATGTTAGAGCCTTTAGTACTGACGAAAGTGAGATGGCGTATCTCACGACGGAAGAAATTGAAACTGTACTTCATCATTGCAATGAGGTCGGCGGGCTTAACTTAGTGAATGTTGTAACAGTCTGTCTTTCTACTGGTGCTAGGTGGTCAGAAGCACAAAATTTAACGCGCACCCAAGTTAATCCCAATAGAATTACTTACACGAAAACCAAAGGTAAGAAAAATAGAACTGTGCCTATTAGCGATGAGCTTTTTGAAAGCCTGCCTAAAAATAGAGGCCGTATCTTTTCAGAGTGCTATGGGGCGTTCCGGATCGCAATTAAGAGAAGTGGAATTGAGTTACCAGCCGGGCAACTTTCCCACGTTCTGCGGCACACATTCGCATCTCATTTTATGATGAATGGCGGTAATATTTTGGTTCTTCAGCGCATCTTAGGCCATACCGACATCAAACTAACAATGCGCTATTCTCACTTTTCCCCTGAGCATTTGGATGAGGCATTACGCTTCAATCCAATGGCAAAAATTGCCTCAAAATTGCCTCAACAGAACGGGAATAGTGATTGATATTGAGTAATATTGATTACATATCTTATTGTTTTACATGATAAATCATTGTTTTTACTACCCCATCCAACGTTCTCATAATCGCTTGGTCACTGGTTCAAGTCCAGTAAGGGCCACCAAATTTTAGCTTTAAATTCAGTAGATTAAGCCACTTCTCGCGAAGTGGCTTTTTTATTGCCTGAAATTTGAATGGCATCCGGTTCAACAATGATGCTGACACTGGTGATAGCGTTCTTTGGTGCTAAGACTCAGATAACGGCTTGAACGGGTATGAGCGGCTTGCTGGCATTCAAGCCTATGCTCACTATATGATCACTATATGATCACTTTAATCAGTGCATGTCATCCCGAAATCATGCCTCTAATATTACAGGGTCTTGCATTGCACCTGTGGACAACGTTGAAACCTGATAAAAAAACAGCCATTACATTGCAACGTAATAATAATAATTCTATAAATAATAACTCTGCTTATCGAATTGGATGTTTTATGACTGTTCTGATTAAAAAGTTACTGCCTTCAGAGTGGGAAAGCGCATTCCCGATCATTGCTCAACTAAGAAACATCACCAAAGACGAATTTTTAAAAAGCGTAAGAATTCAAACTCTGAATGGGTATGAGCTTGTTGCTGCTGTTCTTGAAGAGCGATTCATCGGTGTGATGGGGATAAGGCCTGTCCACACGCTTGCACGGGGTTCTCATCTACATATTGATGACCTTATCGTTGATGAGAATCAGCGCCATTCAGGAACGGGGAGATTACTTCTCGATTTCGCTGTAAGTGAAGCTAAAAGTAGGGAGATGAACTTTGTTTTTCTTGATGCCAGGAAGGAGGCAATCCCCTTCTATGAAAGGAATGATTTCATTTTCCACGCTGCTCCTTCAATGAAAAAGATCCTCTAGTTTCCCCTCTTCGTTGGCATGTTCATTCCATTGCCCTCTGGATTCATTTCAAAGAGGTGATAACTATCCTGACACTGAAGGAAGGAGTGGTGGGGATTATGTTAGAATGTTCCAGAAGCTGATATAACACTGATGCAGGCTCAAAGAGCAAGGCGGTGACCTGCTCCCCGTTGATTAGTACAGTGGTGTTGGCACAAAGCTGACAGTCACATCGTAGGCATCGCTTGGTTACAGGTTCAATTCCAGTAGGGACACCTAATTTTAGCTTTAAAATCTGTTCATTCCGTTCGGCCGCTATGAAAGACGTTCAGGAAAATCGGACTCTGACGCGAAGAATGTAGCAATGACATGACATAGGTATTTTTAAAGGGCTTCACTCCGGAAGAATATATATGACGTGATCAAATTTACAGTTTATCTCATGGCTATTGAGTCTGGAATACAGGAGATAAATAATCAAATCCCATATTCATTAGCTAATGCGCATTGGCCAGTCTTTCGATAAATTGATATGAGTTTAAGTCTCTGCGGGATGTTTTTTATATTATTTAACAGAGTAATTATCAGAGAGAGGTGACATACTAGAGGAATAAAATAAATAGTGTATTAAGATCTCAGTTCAGGCATTAGTGGATTTATTTTATCATTTCATAACTCAGTCATTCATTCTGTTATTAACTTCGTCGCCAGGCCATCTATCTCTCTCAATTTTACCGAAGGGAAAAGAAACCCTTGCGCTCCGAAAACCCCCGCTTCTTTAATACATTTTAATTGAGATCTTGTTTCCACACCTTCAACAACAATACTGTTACAATACTGCTTAACATTACTGATTATTTCCCCCCACATGACAGAAAACCCATATTCCCAAAAAAATTTCTTATCAATTTTTACAACTTCGAAATCAATATTCTTTAATGTATTTATATTACTAAAATCAACACCATAATCATCCAACCATAAGGAATATCTATTACTCAGCTCATGTAATATCGCACTCCCACTTCGTTTATCAATATGCGGTGTTTTTTCCGAAATCTCTAGTCTGATAAAATCATTTGCATCAAGGAGATCTCTAATTATATTGTTATTCATAATTAGCCTAGCCATATTCTGTTCAATATTGAGCGAGCAAAGTAAATTATTTTTCCTAAAAAAATCAGATTTCTTATTTATCTCAGTTAACTGTCCCAACAGCAGGTTATAGCTCGAATCAGGATCAAGTGAAGCGATGAAGCTTTGAGGTTCAATCTTACCTCTTGAATAGCCGCCGAAAAAACTCGTTAGCAACTCCACCGCGTAGAGTTCATCCTTAAAGCTGATAATGGGTTCACATCTAAACTCACATGAAACATGAAAGTTAAGATTCAACATTTGCGCATCTCCTGCGGCTGTTCATCCCTATATTGTTGATCAACGTAACCTATTAAAAAAGAGATTTTGATCAGAAAAACCAATGATAATACCTATCAATTTTAGTATTTTGATCGTCTAAACATATAAATTCATTGGATTTCAGTATTAACTTGATATTCAGAGACTAAAGAATAAATTGAAGGGTTAGCCTTTACTGACCAGACCGCTAAGCGCTGCAAGTAACTGTCTTGTACATTGCGCGGTGATGAGATCAAAACGATCAATTGCCTTGGATGCTTTTGTGCAAGACAGCACAAACGTTGGTTGTGAGTTAAGGGCTATGAGTTCAATTGATCGATGCAACCCACTGCTCTGCGCACAATGTTACCCAAATCCGCCCAATCCTCCACGGCCTTAAAGTGCATATCGACCTCACCAAACCGAATACAAGCACCGCACGTTAATCTGGCTGACGGGGCAACTTTACGGCCTTTTACACTTTCGCATCTTGCGGCCAAAAGTTCGATTGATTCAGTAACACCGTAGATTGTCTGAGGCAGTGGTTTATGGCGGAATATTTTATCTAATCTTATTTATTCAATAAAGCAACAAAATCCGCTGTTATTTATTTATTCCATTAACTCAGAAATAACTAAAGAGAAAATACTTATCGCCGATGTTACTAATTGAGGTGAGATGTAAAATACTCCACCCACCTTTTTAAAAAATGTTTCATCTAATCATTGCTTGTATTACAAGCCTCTTTCCAATTTTTAAACCAAGGAACTATTAAATGAGATTCATACGGGATATGAAAATAAGAACAGCACTTGTACTCATTCTCATTACATTTTCTCTGTTATGGGCCGGGGCATCAGGATTTGCCTTATATTCACTTAAGGAACTCAAGCAAGAGCTAGGGGTGACCAATGTTCAACAACAAAATGGCGACATCATCAATGGTGCTAATACACAATACTACCGTGCAATAACGCTGTTGGAACGCGGCATGGCTGGGTTGGCAAAAAATGACAGTGAATTTTATGACTTTGAAATGAAGAAAACGCTTGTCGAATTAGACAGTCTTAAAAACGGACTGGAACAATTTAAAGCGATTGATCATGGAAATCTCGACCCAAAGATCGTGGATGATATTTATAACAGTTCATTTACTCTCTACAATGATGCTGTATTACCGATGTTTAAAGCCGCCACAGAAAAGAATATCAATGCGTTTGAAAAAATAAAAACGGATACATATCTTCCTCTTAGGAGTGACTTTAGTGTAGCAATCGATAAATACGGCGCAAACATAATATCCTTAAATAGTGAGGCAAACTTAAGAATTACCCAATGGGTGGCATGGTGTCAGTATATTCTAATCAGTGCGCTATCCATTAGTCTGCTGATCATGCTGGTGACTGACCGCTATCTGGTAAACTTTCTTGTTAAGCCGTTGAACATCGTGAAGGCGCATCTTGAATCTCTGGCGGTGGGCGTACTCGATAAAAGCATTGTTGACCAGGGTAGAAACTGTGTTGGTCAGTTGATCCCGTATATTGACAAAATGCAG